TTTGGTGCACCAATTTCGGCAAACCCAGGTCTTGTACATAAACCATATCGAGATTCATGGGACATTGAACGCGCATATCGCGAGGGCATGTCCAAAATCACCTGGGTAAACAGGTGTATTGATGCAATTGCCGGTAATCAGGCACGACTGCCAGTGATTCTTCGAAAAGATAATTCCAACAAGGGCGAGATAATAGTTGGTAAAGAAGCAAATCGCTCCACGTTGCTCGAGCTACTAAACACAAGAGCCAACGTTGGAGAAAATAGTTTTATCTTTAGATATAGGCTTTCTGCACAGCTTCTTCTTGGTACGCGCGGAGCATTTATTGAGAAAATACGCGGAAGAGACGGCGGAATAATCGCCCTTAATCTTCTACCACCACAGGCAACGGCGCCAATCCCTCATCCGAAAACATTTGTTTCCGGCTATGAAGTTGCCATGCCCTACGGAGAAAAGGTAATACTTAAGCCAGAAGATGTTTGCTGGATTCGCCGTCCACACCCACTTGACCCATATCTGTCACTTACTCCGCTCGAGGCTGCTGGTGTAGCTATTGAAATTGAAAATCTTGCGAAGCTCTACAACAGAAACTATCTCCTTAATGACGGCCGTCCTGGCGGCTTGCTTGTAGTCCGTGGAGAAATAGATGAAGACGATAAAGAAGAATTAAAGAGCAGGTTCCGTGGTAACCTATCCAAGACTGGACATACAACAGTAATCGCAGCAGACGATGGCGTTGATTTTGTTGACACATCAGCGAGCCCGCGCGATGCCGCGTATATCCAGATGCGCCAAGTTACGAAAGAAGAAATTCTTGCTGCATTCGGTGTGCCGGAATCAGTAATAGGAAACGCAGCTGGAAGAACATTCAGCAATGCTGCGGAAGAAATACGTGTCTTCTGGATGGAAACAATGTTGCCGCACCTAGAACCGATTGCGCGAGCACTTGATGAGTTGGACGATAAAAACTATGTCGACTTCGATACGAGCGAAGTTCCAATTCTTCAGTTGTACAAGCAAGAGCGCGATAGATATTTGCTTACAGAGTTTCAGGCTGGATTGATAAGCGGAAACGAATACCGAATTGGTTCCTCAAGAAAAGAAGTTGAGTCCGACCTTGCTGACTCACTCCTCGCTAATCCAAACTTAATTCCGATTGCGAATACAAAGAAGAAGATGGACGAGAACGCTGCAATGGTCCCTGGTGCAGCCCCAGGTATGCCTGGAGCCCCCGGTATGCCACCAATTCCTGGAATGCCGCCAATGCCAGGTCAGGCCCCACCGATGGAAAACATCCCCCTTGACCCGAACACGATGCAGGGTGCAATGGCCGAGGTTACACAAACAGGCGAGCTTGCTCAAAGTACACTCCCGCCAGAAGCAGCCGCATTACAAACTGGAGCTGCACCAACTCCACCTGGAGCGCTCACCGCAGAAAGCGGCGAGATGCAGTACAAATCAGCTGAGCCAGCTGTCGAAGACAGAACAGAAACTTCAATTGAGCGTTGGTCGGAAATACTTTCACGAGGAATTGAGAGAATTCTGGAAAGACAGCAACGAGTTGTACTGGAAAAGTCTGGTGGAAGCAAGGCAAGAAAAGGGCTCATGGCTGGAACGCTTGACATCGATTCAATACTCTCGATTGACTCATGGAATAAGCAATTTGAAGATGACCTAAAGCCAGTTGTTTCCGCGATTATCAATGACTCGCATGAATCAAAACGCGAAAGAATGCATGTAAAGGGTTTGTCGCCAAGAGCTATACCGCCTCTAGATTTCTTGAGAGCTGTTGATTCACACGTTGCAAATATCAAAAAAATAAATGAGCAGACAGCCTTTAACATCAATGAAATAATGCTTAAATCGTTTGTTTATTCTGACGAAGAGCGAAGATTTTCATCCTTCAGACAAGAGCTAATTGAAATGTATGCAAATCTTCTTGCAAAAGAACATGTCGAAATTGCTGAAGAAGAGACACGCCGAGCCTGGAACTTCGCTCAGTTCTAACTATTTCACTAAATAGTTTCTGTAAAAGAAAAGCAATTCTCAATACTTGCACTGCAGATTTATCTGGTCGTTTATTATCTATTGAGTCTTAGTGAAAGCGAATTAAATGACCACTGACCACTTTGAATACAAGTCGACATCCCTTGGCTCCGCTTCACAGAAAGCCGGCTCCGTCAATCTCGATGAGATGCAAGGAATTGTTGAGTGCTTTGTAGCTGGAATCGGCAATAAAGACTCTGTTGGTGATATTTGCGCAAGTGGTGCTTTTACGAAGAGTCTTCAGCGCCGCAAGCCGCGTGTTGTGTGGGGCCATAACTGGAATGACCCAATCGGCAAAGTACTCGAAATTTACGAGGTGCCACCGTCTGACCCACGCCTACCACTAAAAATGAAGATTGCCGGAATCGGCGGATTATTTGCAAAAGTTCAATTCAATCTTCAGTCAGAAAAGGGCCGCGAAGCTTTCACGATGGTTGCTTTCTTTGGAGAAGAACAAGAATGGTCGATTGGATATAAAACCCTGCGCGCACAGTATGACCAGAAGTCTCAGGCAAACGTAATCTACGAGTTGGAGCTTTATGAAGTGTCTCCAGTTCTTCATGGAGCCAATCAACTGACTGGCACAATTTCCGTGAAGACAGATGACCCATACGGCGAAGATAGCTCCGTAATGATGATGGATGATGAAAAGCCGAACAAGTTGGAAATTGAAAAGCAACTCTCAGGAATGCTTGGCGCAAAAATATCGCTCATGGAAATGGACGACGAAAATCTGACATTTGCTCGTCGTGTGGCTGACGGTTCAGTTAAGAGATTCAAGTGTGGCTGGAGTCGAACGGGTGGTCGAATGATGTTCGGCCCGCCAGAAGAAATAGTGATGCAGAGACCGTCCGCACCACAAACAGCACCAATGATGGTTCCGCCAAATGAGCCAAGAAGAATGGTCCGCCCACAGCAGATGCCATCAATGCCAATAGCTGTCAAGCCAGGCATGGAGGGTGTTGTTGTTGTTCCGCTCCCTGCAGTTCAGTACGAAGAGGGCAATAACAAGCCAATAGATAAGAACAACCTCGATAAAGAGGAAGCGGACCTGCGTGACGCTTTGCTAAAAATTGTAAAACGCCACGGCAAGTTCAACGAAGACAAAGATGGTGTGTGGGCTGGATATAAACCGGCTTCAGAAAATCCCATCGCATCAATCGGGGTCAAGTGTGCAAATTGCGTGTTCTTCCAAAATGATGGGTCATGCAAGATTGTTGATATGGACATCGAACCAGAAGGCAAATGTCGTTTTGCAGTAATTCCAAAAGGCGTTGTCAATGTCGATGGAATTGCTAAAAAGGAATACGAAATTGAAGAAGACGCAAATTTCGATGAAGCTATTGAAGACCTAGAAGTTAAGTACCCTGGCGAGTTTGTCATGGCCATGCTTCGCGGAGCGGTAGGTAAGAGAAAAAAGAAGCGTAGCAAATTTAAATCACTTTCTGAATTTGGCAAAGATGACAACTCATTCGATGAGCAATACTGCATTCCGCTTCACCCAAATGACGCGTTCCGTGTCAAGCAAGAAATTGACCCAATTCTCGATTACTACATGGTTGATGCAGAAGTGGATATTGATGGAATCGTTCTCAAATCCGGGGTTAGTTTAGATTTTATTGAAGCAGTCGATAACGCTCTGGAAAACATAAAAAAAAAATTTCTAGATAGCTCTGAGTTTGAGTCAAAAGCGATTGGCCGAAGACTAGGAAGCTACGTTGGCAGCAGACTCATTGATAGACCATCAATCGGTGGCCGTCGAGACAGAAGAAATCGCCGTGGCGACATTGACATGCCAACCGGCGGAACACCAGGAAATCGACGACCAACGGGGAGCGACTTCGACCCCGACAACGATGGCTGGGTAGATGAAGGAACAACACGACCCCGCTTCGTCGGCGTGCAAGATGCAAAACCGGCAACACCGTCAAAACCCTTCTCTTCTGGAGCTGAGAAACGCTCACGATTTAATACTTCACGTCACGGTCTTGGAAAAGAAACCGAGAGTAAGTTTGGTGTCGCACCAGATGAACAGGCAAGACGAGAAGCATTTGACAAGACTGCACAGGAATGGGTTGATAAGGGCTTCGGCTGGGAGGAAGTGCCTCGCTACCAAACAGACAATACACGTTCCGCAGAGTTCTTAAGAGGGCGCGAGCTTGGGTACAACCAAGCAAGAAGAGCATGGCAAGGCGACGACAAGAAGCGCCCAGCAAAATTCAACGAAAAAGCAAAGAGCGGACAGGCGTATCAAGAGTGGTATTACGATTTTGTTCGCACACTAGGCACATACCTCGATGCAACAAATAAGTATTTTGCCGGAAAAGACAAAAAGGACAAGAATAAAAATTATGTTGGCGAAGACGGCGAGAGCCAGTTTCTTAAAGGACTTGATAGTGCGCTACGCAGCGAAGTCTATGAGCGTCGCCCGTCAACTGGAACATGGGACCCAAACGATAAAGAGACTCTTGCTCGCTGGATGAACTCATATGGGTTCGACGGTGCAAGCCCAAACAAGCCAGATAGAAAACTCTCATCCGGAAGACTTCCTGCGCTCGATGACGATTTCGACCCAGATAATCCCTACGGCGACGACAACCTTCCATTCGATGAGAGCGGAACTGATACATACGACAGAATTATTAGAGATTTCCTCGGCGAAGAAATGCCACGTCCAAAACGAGGGAAAATCGCTCCACCAGAAAAGAACCCAGAAGACTATACAGACCAGGATATTTACGAAGAGCGCATGAATGGCGTATCCATTGAGGATATGGCCAAAAAACTTGGTGTAACAAGAACGGAGGTGCGCCAGGCAGAACAAAGATACATGTCCGAGATTCGAAGAGGCAGTGCATCGCGTGCTGCCGAGAGCGCGCCAAGACTTTCTAGTGGATTTGAGAATTTCCTAAAAAAGCCAGAAAACAAGCGCACTCGTCGTGAAAAGCAAGACTACTTAGGACCACTCTGGGAATACAGGGATGGCCAGACACTGTCATCTGGAAAAGATGAAAATCAAGAAGCAGATGCAGCTCGTATTAAAGACATGTACCAGCAAATGGGTGAAGCAATTATTGCTGCGCTTGATGAGATATTAAAGGACCCAAGCAAAGCTGGCCAGTGGCAAGTGCCTTGGCGCTCGCCAGAGTTGTACGGTCGAAATCCAACAAGAAGAAATCGTATTTATCAAGGCATGAATCAATTGATTCTTTCCCAGGTCGCATCAAAGCGCAAATACAAAACAAATCGTTGGGCTGGACGTTCGCAGTGGCGTGAGTTGAATAAGAAAGCAAAACCAAAACCAGGAGAAATTGGTGTCAATATCCTCGTTCCGTTTGACATAAAAAATGATGACGGAATTCGTACTGGTGAAAAGGGTTTCAAAATTGAAACAGTATTCAACGCCGACCAAATGGACGGACTGCCAGCATGGGTCTACGAAGTCAAAGAAACAGAAAAACTTGATGCGGCACAACGACTTGAAGACATTGAAAATGTAATCAAAGAAATTGGTCCTAGATACAGGGAACAGGGAGTCAGTGCATTCTACGACCCAAACGATGACACGATAAATGTTCCTCCATTTGAGAACTTTATTGAACCAATTGCTTTCTATGGAACAGTTCTGCATGAAATTATTCACTGGACAGCCCATCCATCGCGACTAAAGAGAGACCTAAGCGGCAGAATGAAGGGCACCCCAGAACAGAGAAAGAAATACGCATTTGAAGAACTCATCGCAGAAATCGGTGCTTCATTTGCGATGGGATTCCTCGGTGTAGAGCCTCAAATACGCGAGGACCATATTCAGTACCTAGCGTTCTGGCGCAAAGCACTGCAGGACGACCCAAGCTCAATCCGTCGTGCAATTGAAGGCGGACAGCAGGCTGTTGACTACATTATGAATAAGTCAGCAACGCTGCGCAAGCGCGCTGGTGTTCCAGACAGCGAACGCAAGGGTAAAGAAGACTACACAATTGAAGCGCCAATCGTTGGTCGAATCACTATCCCAATTCCAAAGAAAAAGCCAGTTGTCGGCACACCAACACCAGAAAACAAAGTACGTCAACGCGTGCGTGTTCGTGGACAAGGTCCATCTGCAGTAAAAACTATCCTTGAGGACTACGAGAATAATCGTCTTTCAAGCGGCATAACCGGATTCGTTATCAAGGACGAAGAAGGCAACACGTATAACCAAATTAACAAGCGTCTTTCTTCTGGCCGCGGACCAATTGTTGGCGCCAAGGACCCTAAGCGCAAGATTGAGCGAACTGAGGGTTCGTTCATGGAAATGTTTGGAATGAAGTTTGAGCCGACTGATGAACAAAAAGACGTTATGGACACAGTTGCACACTTCACAAAAACTGGTGAAGGTGGATTGGTTGCTGTTCGCGCAGGAGCCGGAGCAGGTAAAACCACCACACTTGAACAATCTGTTATTCGTATGGCCAAGGAATCTCCGGAGTCACAGTTTTATTACATAACATTCAATAAGAAAAATGCTTCAGAAGCAGCACGTAGAATGCCTGACAACACAGGAAGCTCTTCGATTAACCAATTGGCATACTGGTCCCTATTGCTCGAAGACAGGCCAGGAATTTCTCCAGAGTTCAAAGAGAAACTAAAAAAGATAGGCATTGGCGCCGGCAACGAGTACTACTCATCAGCAAACCCTAAATCAACAAGACAAACGTCTGCAGAGGGATATGGTGGAAAAACTGTCGATACAACAGGATTGAAAAAAGCTGGATTCAGAACTTTGGGATACGTTTCGTTTGAAACAACAAGCGGTGGTCGCGACGTAGCGAGACACTACGATTTCGGCACGAAATACCCAGACGGACTCACCCACGAAGGGGTGGAGCTGACTGCTGACGATTATGGTCTTGTTCTCATCAACGCCCTTACTCGTTATTCACAGAGTGATGATGATGTGCTTAGTGAAAAACATTTCAAGCTTCGTCCACACGAAATTGAAAGAAATAAGCAACTTGCCGAGTCTGGCGACCCAATCGACCCTGCCGAAACAGCATTCGACCAGATACCACAAGAGTGGGTTGACCTAGCACTCAAAATGTGGTCTGACACGCTCGACCCGAAGAGCAATGTACTGCCCAATTACGACCAGCAAGTAAAGATTTGGGCTATGCAAAAACCAAATCTGCGTACAGACGCTGGAATGGTTGGTCACGGCACAAGAAAAGTGAAAGATGCAAGAGCACAGGACAAAAAACTTGACCCAGGCTCAATAGTCCAAGTTGATGGTGTGGATTATGTCTACACAGGTGGTGGAGCACGCGCCGGATTGCGTCGCCGATATGCAACGGAAGATAAGCCCATTTCGACTTTCTTCTTTGACGAAGCTCAGGACGTAAACCCAGTTCTCCAAAAGGTGATTGAAGACAATATTGCGAATAATAATCTTGCAATAGTCATGGTCGGTGACCCACGGCAATCAATTTATGGATTCCGTGGTTCATCTGACTCATTCGCTCGACTCAATCCAGATTTCAACTTAACGTTGACTGACTCATTCAGATACGGAAAGACAGTTGCGTTCCTTGGAAACTTGATGCTTGGTCGTGGAAACATGACCGACAGGCAGGGTGGGATTGATGAGGTTTCTGCGGACTACAAGTTGTTTGGCCGACTTCAGGATGTGGTTTCTCATGACTTCAATCTTGGAACACTCACCGGAAATGATTTGCGTAAGAAACTTGATTCAATACAAAAGAAATACGGAATTTCTGGTCCAGACGGACAGTCACTGGCAGATATGCCAGAAAAAGAGAGAAATGAGCTACTGGACAAGGCTCGTGGTTACATCGTTCCAGAATCGGAAGGAATCCTCTACCGTCAGATACCAACAAGCGCAGATGGTACGTGGGCATATATTTCTTATTCAAACAAAAACACCCTTACAGCTGCCTTGGAATTCATCGGAGCGCATCCAGACAAAATCGTTGGATTGCCTGCCGAAAAATACAGAGACATGGTTGAATTCCTACGCCACTATCAGTTTGTCCTCCGTCCTGTTGGGACACGACCACGCGAATCAAAGATTATTGGCAATGCGTGGACAATGGAGGAAATCAGAAAACGCGCAGGTCAAAAATCATCCTATGGTCAACTGGGTTCAATGCTCAAGCTTTTGCAGGTTCGAGACGCAGAAGGAAATCAACTTTCCCCACTTGACTGGCTAAACAGATTGCTAGGTCGAAGGGACCCACAAACTGGCGAGGTCTTAACTAGAGCAAGAATACGAGAAATAGAAGAACCACTCGATGTTGACCCATTCAAGAATATAGATGGAAGTTCTTCGACGGTTTCTGGTGAGGAACTAATTGCTCTCGGAAAACAAAAAGCAGGTAAAGGCGGCGGTGGAGCTAAGGGTGCGTACAAGATGAATCGTGATAAGCGATTTAACATCATCCCGAACCCAACCGGCCAGACACCAAGCAGAGAAGTTTTCTGGAAACTGGATACCGAAAGTCTTGGTGCAGATGGGAAATGGGAGAATGGAGTAATTATTTCCGGTGAAGGAATAATTGATGTCTACCAGTTCAGGGACGCAGCAGGAAAAATTCAGTACACAGGTGACAAGAACGGCGAAAAGCCTATGATGCGACGCCGGATTGAGAAAATGATTAAAGACCTCAATCTGGAAGGAAAAGTCACAATAGAAAAGCAGTACGTACCACGTAAGGCTGGCTCATCGAATGCACCAGCATATGACGCTGTAAGAATAAAGGGAGATAATCCAGAAGAGACTGGATTGCTCCTCAGCCTTGTTGGAAGAATGATAACTGACTCAGCAAACGAGCCAGAAGTTGATGCATCGTTCTTAACAACACACGCAGCCAAAGGTTTGGAATTCGACAACGTGGTTGCCGGAGACGATTTCTTCCAGCCAAAGTTTGAAGACGATGGTTCGATACTTCCAGGGAATGACATAAGTCGTGAAATGGAAAACCTTATTTACGTCATGATGACTCGCGCAAAAAAGCGCATTCAGTTGTCTGAGGCAACGTCATGGATTATCGACCCAAAGAAAAATCCAAAGGGTTTTGAATATATTGAAAAGTTCCTAACCGAGGAGCAGCAGGCTCCTTCTGGATTTTGGAACCCATTTGGAGATGGTGAGCAAGTATTCCCTGATGGCGCAAGAGAGATACTTTCAAGCGGTCGCGTAAATAGCGTACCTGAAACAGCAGTTCCAGGAACTGGGACCAACAGGTCGGCAAGACGAGCAAGACTTCGTGGCGGAGATGTTGAGCGACAGGCCACTACAGAAACATCAGCACCAGAAACGCCAGTAGTCCAAGCGCCAGAACGGACAGCAGCAGTTGGTGGGCCACGTTCAGTAAACAGTTCAAATCGCGCTGACAGAAAAGCACGAAGAATGAGTAGCGGGTCCACTTATGCGGACAATATCAATGCTACAAATCTTGCTGCAATTAGAGGCTCAAAGACTGGAGAGTCATTCGCGTTTGCCAGAAGATTCTGGGATGGTTTTAGAAAACGCGGAATAACGCTAGATACGTCAAGTAAGTCCGGAACAGTAAAAGAGCGCAGACGACAGATAAATGAGGGCCTGGATAAGGCTGCCGCCGCAATGAAGCGTCGACCACAAGTAACTATCGGTCGCGTATCTGGGAATGAAAATCTTTCGAATCCAGATGCAGATACATGGATGCTTCCAGTAAAGAGCCTGAAGGAATCAATCAGAATTCCAACAGAGTTTGATGTTGTCAGAAATCCAGACAACACAATTGCTGATGTAAAGTGGACCAAGTCGGAACCAATTTCCAACACCGACCTTTCAAGATTGCTAAATTTATCGCCAGAGGATGCAAAGAGGATTTCTGATGATGATTCTGGAATATCCCACAATGCCGTCAGATTCCTCGTTGCAGAACTCGGCAATAGACCTGAATTTGGTGGATGGAGATTGTTCTCGCCAGTAACTTCAGACGAGCCGGGCGTGGAGAAGATGTCGTCAGCTCAACGTTTTGCCGAAAATCTCGGTAGAGCCAATATGCGCGACAGATTCATCATTGAAACATTTGGGAAAGACGCATATCCGTTCTGGGCCGACAGGGAAGAAAATCAAATCATTTCTTCAGATGAATACTCCACTCTTGGAGAAGTCGACCCAGTGGCAAAATTTAGGGCAACTGGAAGATTTACGCCAAACCCAGAAGACGCTGATGGCGAAGCTTCTGCCGAGGCTGACCTTATTTACGAGGGAATGCCAGACTTTGTTCCAGAAGCACCAGCACCGACGGTCAATGAAACAAACCCAGCTGGCGCAAAGACATCAAGAAGAGATTTCAAGTTGGATAATCTCATCGAAAATCTTGGTCTTGACAGAGACGAATGGATGGCTCAGCTAAGAGAAAGAATGAAGCGGTCATTCGGGATGGATGATGTCGGTTTGACCAATCCGAAAGACAGGAAGTCATGGGAAAGTGACGGAGTGCCAGTTGCAGCAATCCAGGAGATGATTCGGACAGGGATGATTGAGAATGCGGAAAGCGTTTGGCCAGAAAATGGTCAAAAGCTTGACGGTGAACTTCGCGCAAGCAAGGCAAATGTTGCCGAGGCGATGGTTGAGTTCATATCAAACACCCAGAAGGGTTCTGGTGGAAACACCAAGAGAAATAAGGAATACATCCTTGGTACGAGCAATCTTTCCGTTCTTCTAAACAATGCAGCAAAAACACGCGGCAAGACTTTCAGCAAGATTAAGGGTGATGAGCCAAGATACTCATCCAACGAGCTTCAAGATGTGGTCAATCGTTTCAATGAAATATTTGGCACAAGCCACACAATTGAGGACATTTTCAGTAAAGAGCAATTAGAAAACGCACGTAAGAGACTTCAAGAAGAAGGTCGAACCATGTTCGGCAAATCAGGAACAAAAGAATAGGAATATTGCAGTAGTAAATAAATTTGCAGAAATTAGTTAATGTTGCTAATTCACGCTGCTGCGACATGATACGTTATAATTTAGAGCACAATTTAATGGTTAATGTCCAGACCGGTCATTTTCCTGCACAAACAGGAGTTCTATGAGCTACGACGAGAAGGTGAATGTCAGTATCGACAGCGACGGAGACGTGCTGAAGTGCGCGAAAGGACTTGCTTCTGGCGAGTGCGGATTTGTCAAGGGCGCAAAAATTTGCGCCAAATGCGGCGCGGTACCAGTTGAAATGAAGATGGTTCCAGTTTCGGGATTGGATGGGAAAAGCGTCATGTCGGAAGATATGACAGAAGACATGATGCCAGAAATGTCAGAGGACATGGTTTCTCGCAACAAGAAGAAAAAGAAGAAACCATCCATGAAAGAAATGTACGCAGAAATGGATGACGAGGAAATGGCCGAAGACGAAGAAGAGTCAATGGCCAAAAAGCGCATGGTTCCAGAGATGCAAGAAGATGTCGAACCAGAAATGGACGACATGGACGAAGAAGATGACGAAAACCTCGACACTGACGCAGACGAGGAAGAGATGGATTCTGAATCCGAAAAAATGTACGGAATGGGTCCAAAGGGACGCCGTAAGTTCAAGGCTGAAGACATGGATATGTCAGAAGACGAAATGGACGAAGACGAAGAAGACGAAGAAGACATGGACATGGAAGAAGAAGACATGGACATGGAAGAAGAAGCCGAAGAGGGCGCAGAAGACGAAGAAGAAATGGACGAAGACGAAGAAGAAGATACTGAGGAAAAGTCTTTTGATGCCGGTAATGAATACTGGGATGCCCTCCGTGAAACACGTATTAAGTCGATGGGCATAAAGCCATCGGACATTGGTGCGTCAGGTTACGTCTGCTCCCTAGAGCGCAAGGCTTATGCTGGCTCTGCCCCAGTATGCGATGACTGCCCAGGTGGATGCATTGCGGAAAAAGGAATGCCAGGAATCCTTCATGTTGAAGGACTTGCTGAACAGATGTTCAATGGTCGCGTTATCGACTCTGGCTATTCTGCAGATGCGGACATGTTTGTGGTTGATGTGCAAACAAAGAGTGGAGATGTCAAGGAAATATTCATTGACGGAACAACTGCTGAAGTTATGGGTTTCCACAAACTTGACGTAAATGAATTTGAGCAAAAATCAGAGGCGTCTGAGTACAAGTTGATTGACTTCACTGAAGCTGCAGAAATCGCAGTAAAATCATTCGATGGACATGTCGTGGCTGTTGAGCCAGACGTATTCGAAGGATTTGATTCGTACGCAGTTGAAATCGAAGGATTCGACGGAAAGTCATACGATGTTTTCGTTGCCCTCGATGGAGAGGTTCTCGGATACGACAGATACGAGCAAGATGAAGCTGAAGCAATTGAAGCAGAAGCAGCAGAGCTTGCCTTGAAGCGTGCTTTCAACGAAGAACGACGAATGGACCTTGCAAAAGAAGGCATGGCTCTTCCGGACGGTTCATACCCAATTGTTACCGAAGCTGATTTGCGCAATGCAATTCAGGCATTTGGTCGCGCCAAGGATAAAGAAGCAGCGAAGAAGCACATCATGAAGCGGGCGCGGGCTCTGAAGCTCGAAAGCTTGATTCCAGCAAACTGGATTGCTGGTGCTTCAGAAAAGAATGAGGTGCCAAATGATGCAAACTTCCTCGCCTCACTGGTTGAGTTTCAGCTGCTCGAAGAGCAAATCGACAATCTCTAACAAAAAGGCAACCCGCAATGACGGGTGATTTCACCGACAAGGAACGAGTAGTTGTATCGCGTCGCATGCTGGCGCCTGCGCGCACTATTGGTGACGTTGATAAAAAGGCTCTTACTTTCAAGGCTTCAGTTATTGAATCAGCCAAACAGGAAAGACTTATTGCCGATATCGCAGTAAAAGCTCTTGGCGAAAATCGCCAAACATACGAAGATACCGACAATAAGAAACGTGAATTCACTGGAGACACTAGACCTGGCGTTCAGTCCGACGAATTTGGTCACAGATGGGAAACTGCAGCGAAGTGGGAGCCAGGAAAAAGGTTTGTACTTAGTCCATCATACGAAAGCAAAAATGGCATGGACACCATGCCAAACATTGGGTGGATTGAGCCGACAACTGGGAATTTCAAAAATCTCGACGAAATGCTTTTTGAGCTTAATCGCAAACCGCAAATAAAACTTACAAAATTTAAAGTAAATGCAAAAACAGATGATGTAATCCAGGAATCGGCAGAAGAAATAGATGGATTCTCTATTACTGCAGGCATGTCATTCGATGAGCGACGAGCCAAACTACGTGAACTAACAGAAAAAGAAAACGGACTAGAAAAAAAACGCCTCCCTGGCAGACCTCTCTCTTCTCGTATTCCTGGTGGAAATCTCATTGCGCGAGCTGCTGCTCGATTCGGCGTAGTCCGTGACGAGCTAAACAAATTCAGATGCCCTCCGGGAACCCCTGCTGCAAACCAATTTACGGACATGTTCGGAACCAACTGTTTTGGTTTTAGCGCGTCCAGATTCTCTCGCTTTGCTGCGCGTAAGGCAAAAGAGATGCAGGAATCAGGGGAGCTTGGTGGTTTTACAAACGGAGTAAGAACACTACTTAACTTTATAAAAAACAATGAGTGGGATTCAAATGTTCCGTGGGCTCCAGTCAGAATGGCAAGAAGCCCGTATTACGACGAGATAACTGGAGAAAGACTAGATTCCCCAGATTGGCGTACGGTTGACGTTGAGCCAGGTCAGCGACTTTTTAGAAACGGACTGATAAATGCCCAGGATGCGGCTATCAAGTTCGATGAAAGCGTTTCGGAACTATATAGCGAATTGGGTGTTGACAGAAGCGATGCTGCACGAGCAGTAAATGCTGACGTATTCGAGGCAGTAGAAAAGCTAAATGAGCTGTTCGTCGCAACGGGCGGCAGAGATGGTTGGGACCTAAACGTATCGAATGTTTCTGGAATGGGCGATATGTCCAGAATGAGACCAGACGAGGTTCGCAGGTACATAACAGCCCGCCTGCAGAAGGTGGCTAACTGGAAAGCGCTGACCAAGCCAGAACAAGAGCGCTTAATTGAAGCTGACATTAAGAGATATTACGAAACAGAGCGAGCATATTTTGAAACAGCTTTGCATCTGTACAAAACAAAACCAGGAACCGCTAAATTTTTCGACCGAATTGAATACAATTTCTTCACTAATGACGAAGCAGGAACTGCGGTTCACGGAAGCATGAGGCCAGGTGCTGGTGGAATACGTGGAGTAATGCACGTAAACCTAGAGCGCATCATGACAAACCAGGAATCGATGCTGCCAGACATGCGTGCAGATGAACGACTTGCCGTATCTGCTGTTGGGGTTGTCAGTGACTCAGAGGCGAAGAGCGCAGTAGCAGACTTCTTGATAAATTCCGAATATGCAGCACGCCATATGGCAGGGCTCATAGACGGGCCGAGGTCATTTACTAAACATATTGCTTTTCATGAGTTTTCACACGGAATTCAAAGCCAGGCATTCATTCAAAAAATTCTTCGCAAAGCTATCGATAACGGCGGAAAAATTGAAATCCCTCAGTACAAACAAGACAAGAGAACTGGTGCGATGACGTTTGTCGGCAACCGTATTGTCACTGTTGATTTCGATGAAGAGCGTGGAGGCTTGTTGACAAATCTAACAAGCGGTGATGTTATGGATTTGATGATGGATTCCAATGATGGCTTGGACCTGAAAAATATGTCAGATGCATTAAAGCGCAGTGAAGTGGCTGCATTTCTTGCTGGCAAGTACCCAACCGAATATACAGAAGGCAGCGAAATATGGGGTCTTGAGGTTGGTGCAGAACTACATGCACTACGCGAACAGGGACTTATTTTCGGAGATGACGTAGACGCAGCATTGGAGTGGATGGATGACGTTGAGCGAAGCAGGCTTTCTGCCGAGCGCGCAGATATTGATGCAGAAGAACGCGCAATACTGGAAAGTACTACATTCAGGCCGACTTCCAGCTCTTCTGCAGACCGCCTTTCCGATGAAGAAATCGATGAAATGTCCGGAGACATTGAGAAACGAACAATAGAGGAAAGACGGGAAAAACTTAAAGAATTTAAAAAATTCTATTCGGAACTCGATGAAGAAGAGATGTTCCAACAAGCTGCACTGGTTGATGCCCAAAGAAGAGACATACGCGCACAACTTGATAATTTTACGAATGAGCTCAATGGGCTTTCTGAACTACCAGAAGATGCAACAGAGGAATCAATAACAGAGCGAATAGAGAAAGTGGCTGACCTCAGCAAGAAAATTGAAGAAGGTCAAAAAATACTTGACTACTACGAGAAAATGTACTCTGATTCGCGTTCTGAGTGGAGGAAGAAATTCGGAGTTGGAGCAAAGGGTGAGGCATCGAGATTCGACAGGGTAGTCGAAAAAACAAGACGTGATGCAGGAATGGTGGATGACGAAGAAATAAAAGCATTTGCTAAAGCAAAAAGAATTGATGACATAACATCTTCAGCAAAAACAAAATCAGAAAATCAACTGATTCGCCGTGCCGCTGATATTGACGTCTTGGTTAAAGACAGGCTAGAAGACGACCCGGAAGTTCAAGAATTAATGGAGGAGCGCTCAATTCTCCGTTCTGAATATATTTCACGAATTGCAGAGAGTGGTGATTCGCGTGCAACAGCAAGGGCCGGTAGGGAGTTTAATGGCAAGGTAGATGAATTACTCAAACCAAAACCTAAGAAAATAAAGAAATTTAAATCGCAAAAAGAAGCTATAGACAATGCGAAACGAGAGAAAGCGCGCCTGCGTCGAAAGATAACCAAAGAACAAGCTGCTGCAATCCGAGAGATGGATGATTTCGTAGCCCCAGAAATAGCGCAGATGTTAACTCCGGAAAAGCAAACTGTTGTAGGTAGGGCGATGAATGCAAGAAATGCTCGTCTCAACCGTCTTGGCCTTGCCGTAGACCCGAGGCGCAAGGACGAGGGTTCGCTGTCTGAACAGGTGCGCAACATACTCATCCCAACAATGGAAGCAATTGATTCGTCGTCGATAGATTCGCCATTTGAATTTGAGGTTGTATCCGACTTCCCAGCAGTAGAAGTAAAGGGGAAAAAGGTTGGGGATGAAATAAATGTAGATAATTTCATTTCTGGACGTGTACTCACATCTCGCTCTAAACCGACATCATCACCTCGAGGGACAGATAAGGAAACGGGCCGCGTAAAGAGGAAAATAATCATTAGTGTTGCAGAAGGAAATCGCGGAGTCTTTCCAAATGCCGAAAAAGATGATGAGCAAAAGTTCGTCGCACCTCCAGGGAAACTGAGAATCATTAGTCGCGACAAAGATGGAACGATAAGAGCTGAAATTGTAAGACAGAAAGACACCGTTGATGTACTTGATGCCCTTGTTGACGGAATCAGCTCTGGAACCGATGACGCCATATGGCGACAGGGAAACTCTAAGAAAATTAGAGAAGTTGCCGATAAAGAAATAATAAGAAGAAGCAAACTCGGCATATCGAGGCCAGACTCAACAGAAAGAGAATCTGCAGATATAGACGAGACAAGCGCTGAGATAATTGATTCAGTTGCAGATTTTGGGTCAACCTTCGGCGAAGCCCCATCAAGACGACTTTCTTCTGGGTCTACACATTTTGGACCAACTCTCTCCAGAGAGGAAAGACGGTCTTCGCGGAGAAAGCAGCTTTCGTCTGATATGCGTGAGCTGCGCTCAATTCTCAATGGTAATGGTTCAAAAGAGTATGACGACATTGCATCAGACATGCTCGACTCAAATGTTGCAGAAGCTCTTCGAAGGTACTCAGATGAACAGATAGCACAGTTGATTGAAAATGCTGCATTTAAAATGCACAGTTCTTTCGACAGACGAGTTCGAGTGAGAATGCGTGACGAAGATATTAGTTCGTTGTCGGAAAATGGGGTTGTTCGTTCTGGCGGAGTTCGTCCTGGTGTTCCATCCACCTCAAGAAGAACAGAACGACTTTCAAGAATGGCACCAAACGACAGGCGCGGACGTCTGTCTAGTGGACGTATCAGCTCGGTAGAGGAATTAGAAAGTAGGGCGAAACTGGAAGATGAGGTAGCCGCAAAAGCGGCAGACATTTTCGACAAAGTTGTTGCTGGTGGAAAAAACGTCGACGACATGAATACTGACGAGATATCAAAGGTTTTTGGTAAATCACTGGTCCGCTCAACAAGGAAGGCAATTAGCGCAAAGCACAAAAATACATACATTGCCGAAGACGTACCGACAGCGTTGGCGCTTATGTCACTCGGCCATCACGTGATTGTAAAAGATGCAGACCTAACACTTACCGCTAGCGCTCAGGCAAAGCTAGAGAAGGCAGTGCAGAAAAGCGCCTTGACCCATATTGAGCAGAATAACGAAAGATGGTTGAACTTCAAGAAAGCATACGAAGCTGATGTGCTTTCAAATAATCCAAGCATCGATATCTCATCAAAAGATTTTGTAAACAAAATGAAAAAAGACTATGTCGACAGCTACCAGGCTGACCTATGTGGGCTTTATGATGCAATGCAAAATCTGCTGTGTTCTGGCCATATCGGCATAGATAGAGAAAAGATGCCCCAGACAAACGGAAGAACAAAAGGCGCAAACACAATTGCCATACGGATGTTAAAAAATGGTAAAGCCGATGGGAAATGGGAACCTGCATCTGGACTGTCTACTGAGGATAGTGAAAGATACGCATCCCTAAAAAAACGTCATCCAATGAAAAATAAACCATCATCGAACCCAATGTCAGAGGATGAACTTAATTGGTTCTACTCGAACACGGATTGGAATAACACCGAGGTGAATCTTGAGGGTGAATTTATTCAATTCCTAAATGAAACACTTACACCAGAAGACCCGTCTACTGGTCCATCCGTACGTAAAAAAACAGTCCCCGCAAACGAGTATGCTCCGTCGCAGCAGCAGCTTGTCGCATCAAAGGTGTCTGGCATGGCAGATGGAATAACCAAAAAAGCACTTGAAATCGCAGACCAACTAGAGCAAGAAGGTCTTGATAGAAAGTCCGATGAATTCAGACGGCGCTTCCTTGAAGAAATCAATAAGCAGTGGTTCAGTTCGCCGATACTCGCAACAATGGATAAATACATTTTGGATGGACATCACAGATGGGCAGGAATAAACGTAGCGAATCTTGGCTTAGGTGATGAATTGCAGGTTCCACTAAATGTTAACGAAGTGCAAACCGACATCGTTGAGGGCCTTACACTTGGCAGAGCTTTTCAGGAAGTATATGGAATCAAGGAAGCAAGACTTGGTGCAGAAAATGCTTGGCAAAAGGGAGATATTGCTGAAATCAGCGACTCGGAAATTGCGAAAGTTGCAGAAGACCTAAAGACGAATATTTCAGACATGGCCGACGAGCTCTATGAGCGAGGTGACTTCATCAAGGTTGGTGCCGTCGGATACACAGCACGTCCGGACTACAAAAAAGCAGTTACCACAAGACAGTCGTTGCGTTCCAATCGCAGAATAGTCCTACCAGACGATTCTGATGAAATCACAGGTAGGGCAGCTGCGCGAAGGACATGGTTCAGCTCTGGAAGAGACATGACAAGTGCCGCGAGCCGAGCTAGAAATGATAGAAATGCAAATGCAAGAGCAGTTAGCGCGCTAACAAAAGCCGGAGTAGAAAAATCCGAGCGCGGAGACATGGTCCAGGCGATTGCGGCAATGAGCGTCTTTGGAAACGGTGGGACATCAGAAGATATAGCAAAGGTGGCAAACCAAATTGCTGCTGCTGGAAATCAAGACCTGGCTCTTGTCGCTGTCAGGGAGCTCCAAAGAAGTGGAGCGATAGACAAAAACACAGCCATGCGCGCGATGGAAAAACTTGGCGATTACTCAGGGCCAAGAAAACCAGTGAGTAACAGAAAAAAACTACAAAACTCATTTGCCGATGGGTTTGGGGCATTTATGAAGAATGTTTCAGAAAAACGCAATAACAATCGTACGCGTGGGGTTCTGTCAAGGACGCGCAGGCAGGTCCTAACAGGGAAAATGTCAGACGGAGATACTGACGCCACTTCCTCGCAGAGAATCGGAATGTCCGCAATTAATTTTGCCAAAGACTATCAATCATCAATCGGTCTATCTTCTGATATTCCAAATGAATTGAGGCCAGTGAGTGGATATCTTGTTCACAATTCATATAAAAAGGCAAAACAAAATCAAGTATTGCAAAACAATTCAGGCAATATTGACATGGATGCAAATTTTGAAATCATGGACGAAGATATTGTCGGTGATGGACTTACCGCATTCGGCGACATAGAAGTTGTACTTAAGCCAAATGTATCGAACAGAGTTGCATATGGTAAGGGTGATTCGTTAAGCACCGGCCACAGACCGGTTGCATTAAACTCAATGAACCGTGATGACATCGTTGATGCTTATATCGGTGGTAGCAGCCCAGGTTCGAGAAGCAGAAATCTAGTATCAACGCTAAATCTTCTCGGTGCTGGCATGTCAGATGATTTCTCTTCCGTAAATAGTGGAAGAGATAGAGATGGCAAATTCCCAACTCCTGGCAGCTTGGGTCAAGGGGTGGACAGGGATATATTCGAAGCACAAATTCTTGGCGGTTTTGATAAGGATGAAGTTGAGAAAATCAACTACCCATTCTCCCGACTATCTGAAAATTCTGGTAAAGAAGATATTTCTGACGTAGTCAATAATCGCTCGATTGCTGAGCGGCTTCGTTCGGCAGGATTCTCACAAGAAGAGATTGAGTATTTTTACTCAATTAACTCTGGAAGCAAAATGAATACGCAAAGCATGCAAAAATTAAGAAACTATAGAGCTGCAAAAAAAATACAAGATGAATATAAAAAACTTGGTTTTGATAATGTAGGGATAGCTCACCCAGAAGGAATTAATCTTTTTGATGCCAGGAGCTATAGTGCAGCAGCAAAGCGCTCCGACGACATAGAGACAGTCCTTAGGGAAAAAATAATGCGCGAGATTGCAGAAAACGCCAAAAAGCTTCTTGAAGAGATGAGAAAAGAGAAAAGTCCTAGCCTTGTGACTAGAAGCGGAGCAATGCTATGAAAGCTGTATTGGCTGGTTCAATAGGCCAAGACCGTATTTATTACATAATCGACGCGAATAAAAATTCCAAAGATGGTGCAGTTGTTCGTCCGGACGGAAGTGCCGTATTCGTGTACTTTTTCTCTTTTGCAGCAAAAGCAATCGGCGTCAGAAAGAACCGCTCGTCAAGATTTTTACGATTTCTTTGGGATTCACCACAAAATCCAACCAAGGGTTCATGGTACGACACATTTATTTTAAAAACTAAGCCAATAGATAAAAAAATGCTTGACGGTCTAAATGTTGTTTCAAAATTGGGTAAAAAACAAAAATCGCTTAAACAAAAATCTGACCGCATTCAGGAGTTTTTAAACACAAAGACTGATGTTGTTCAAGTTCAAACTAGTTGCTGCGGAGGAATGGTAAAGTCTGAGAGGGATATTTATTCATTTAAATCGCTGCAACAGCGCGACGACGCCTGGAACGCAATGAATATTTTGCGCCAATTGGAGGATAACAACGATGTCTAACGAAGACGAAATAAAAGCCGACCCACTAGGAGGGCTACTCCCTCAGGAGATTGTCACCGGCGATATTCTTCGTGGATATGGGCCGCGTCGAGGAAACCTGGAGCGCCTACTTCGCTACTGGCGTCCAATCATGAAAAAACCAGGCGGGTTCAGGAGATGCAGAGTGATTTTAGCGAATCACCCAGAACTGTATCCGCTGAACAATATTTGCGCATGGCTTCATCATGAAACAACTGGTTTATGGCCAAATGAAGGATGCCACCATCCAGGAATGAAGAACTGCAAAAAGAAGATTCGCAAGCTGACCAACTGGACTGATGCACAATTTGCCAGAAGGCTGGCAAGCAATGCAAAGCCAGCAAATCTTGTTAGAGGGGCAAAAAAAGACGCAATTTTTGACGACGTGTTTTTTCACGACTTTGTTCAACAGGAATCAAAAGGAATTGAAGTTGTAACTGAAGATGACTACAAGCATGCGTTTCTTGTTTTGCGCGACTTCTGTGAAATGGAGCCAAAGTTTATGGACTTTTTGAGAGAAGATAAAAACTGGGAGATTGAAGGCGAGGACGAAACAGGCAGCACAGTGTCGAAGAGTGTTGTAAAAAAGAAATCACTCGATGAGGAGTGCTGTGGTTAATAGCGATACAGAATACTGCTGTCCGGAGTCAACTTCTCGTATCGTAACGAGAGTTATTCTTTCTGATTTGGACACTAAGTCAAAGTTTGACTTTATTCGCGGGCGTGGAGCAATCAGTCAAAAGATTGTTGAGTATAAGGCCCTGTCGCGTCTTAATGGCAATACCAGGAGAAAGCATAAAATTGATTCAAATGGAATCATGAGCACTAAGGCAAACTTTGGCCGCCAACTCGGAAGCACATTGCTCAGCACCTTTCTGCCAGGAGATACAGGACCAATTCGTTCCCCTATTCGTTCTGCAACATACAGAACAATAACTCCTGGATTTGGTGGGAGCAGGGGTGGCTCAAGGCCGGGTCAGAATCGTGGTTACAGGTGTCCGGAAGGGTACCAGTACGGCGGGCGATTCACTGACAACAGACTTTCTACGTGCGGTGCAAAACTTTTTGATATTCCTTCCGCTCTTGGAGCAACAATTAGAGCAATACGAGGAGCTGGCACATCAGGACTTCCATCCACTGTTCAGGGTCGCACTGTTACTGGCGGACCAATCGACAGCTCTCTTATTGCAAGCAGGAAACCACAAATTACCCGCGTTGGAAACGAAAACAGAAGAGCGTCATCAGACAAGGTGAAAGCGCTCATAAAAGAAATCGGTCAATTCAACCTGTCGTCTAACACTAAAGCCAGGAGAATGGTTAGGCGTGATGGATTCGTTCTGGAACCAGTAGTTCCAACGAAGGTGCTGAGAGCTATCCCGGATAACAGGGACATGGAAGGCGCCTACTACCTTATGTCGACTCTTTCTTCATCCGACCTCGGCGGAGAAGAGCTTGGACTTCTTTCCAATACTGGAATTAAAAGTTTGATTTATGTTCTACCTGGTGGTTCAACAATAAGCTTGTCTAAGGCCAGAAATCTCTCTGTTGGCGAGAGAAGAAAACTTGGAAGAGTAGTCAATTCAGCACAAAAAATAAATAACAGCAAAGACCCAGGAGCAAGGCTAAGAAATGTTGCCGACGAAATAGGCGATGGTATTCAGTATTCCGAATCGTTTGATGGAATCAAAAATCCTAATGAAATAATTGATGGGACAACAGCCTGGGCAAAGAAGCTATTTGGTAAGCGAAAACTACAGAAATTGCCAAAAGAAGAACAGGGCACCTCGCGAACTACGGTTTCACTTTCCGGGAGAGGAAAGCTAATAAACAATCTTGATGATGCAATAAGTTTCATTGCAGACGGAGGTAGTTTTTCACGAATTACACCTATCGTTCTCGCAAAACTTCTAGCAAATCAACAATTAGTCCGCAAGGAGAAAATATCAAATTCAATATCAGCGGTTGAGTCTGGGGCTCAAAAGTATTTCGTTTACGAAAAGCCAAAAAACTATCAGCACCTAGCGGAGAGATTTGCGTCAGACCTCCAGCAGCATCTGGGCATGGAGTCTCCGGATGTGATATTTGTTGGAAAACCAAACGATAAAAGAAAGTATCTGAGACAGGACGTGGAGTCTGCTGTGCCTGGTGGCGTATTCAACCCGAATCAAAAATTTGAAAACCTTGATATTGCGGATGTTGCAAGAATGCTTGTAAGCGACTTCTTGACAGACCAGCGCTCAAGACCAGCATCCTCAATTTATCCAATAGATACAGCTGATGGAACCAGGGCGGTATTGGCAGATAACACCACATCAGGATTGATTGACCTCTCAAAAATAGAAATAACAAAAAGAATGAAGATGCGTCTCAATGATTTTTATGGCGCACAACTCACTCCAGCATATTCTGACTATTATCAAAAGCTAAGAGCAGAGCAAAGAGTTCTTTTTATGAAACTTTTGTCACAAATGATTAATCGAGCAAGAAGTTTTAACTCAAAAAAATTTGCATCCGACATGAATGGGTATGGGATGTCTGATGGGGAAAAAATTCACTTAAACATTATTTCTAAACTGTTCAATTCAAGACTTGACGTACTACAAAATCAAAAACAAGTACTTCGAAGTCTCATTTCCGGAGGTAGCAAGTGAAACGTATTTCCATAATAAAAGATGCCCTGCGCAATATGCCGCATGCCATAGCTATTGATGATGATTCAAAATTTATTGTTAAATCACTAACCGAATTCGGAAATAGCCTAATAGATGGTGTTGTTTCGCGTGAGTCGTACGCAACAAAATCACTTCCTGCTGGATTTGTTGCAACTGATTTCAAGGAAATTAACTCTTCGGTGCAGAGAATAGTTGATGGAATAAATTTTGATTCTCCAGAAGTAATCGTTCCGTCTACCCCAATCGTGACATCACAGAAGAAAATACTGAACGCTTCAAGATTTCCATCAGAGACAAAAACCAATGGATTTCGTTCCCCGTCTAGCAGGGGGATTGATAAATTCAAGAGCCCTATTGAAAAAATCAACATAGTTGACTTCAAGGCAAGGTTGTTCTCATCTTCGGCTAGGCGCTCAGAAGTATTTAGTTCTATAAAAAATAATCAAAAAATTGGATTTGATAAAAAATCTGGACAACTAATTTCAAGAGAGGCTAATAGTCTTGCGTCTATTGCAATCAATCGGATAGTTGAAAGAATCGGACAAAAAGCAATAGTGAGAGCACACGTTGCCGAAAAAACGGCAAATCCAGAATCACCTTCACGGCGCGCAAATAGGCACGCTGAATTCCTTGTTGAATCAAAGCGCGAGCCAATAGTCCCAGAGGGAAATCAAAGACTTATCGCTGCATTGCAGTCAAAACTTGGCAGGAAGATATGAAAAAACCAGACTTGGTCAAGAAGCTTGACGCACTTGCAATTGCGCGTGAAATGGGTTGCTCTGGGGCGCACAAGGATAAAGATGGCAACTGGATGCCATGTGCATCAATGGGTGAGCTTGAGCGTCTATCAAATATTGCTGAAACAAGTAAATGGAGAACCGTTGTTGCCGGAGAAAGAAAAGCTGCCGGAAGAAGCACTGGAAAGAAAAAGAAAAAACGAAGAATAGATAATTGGGAAAACTTGAACGAGATGCCGATTCGAGGAATAGAAACAATCGACGGCGGTGGATTGGTATCTGGGAATTTTGCTGGAAAAGCGGAATCTAGTCCATGTTGGCCTGGATACAAACAGGTTGGAATGAAACCTGGGAAAAATGGGAGCATGGTCCCAAACTGTGTCCCGGTAAGCGGCAAAGCTCTTCAGGGCCCTCAATACGTAAGGGAAGATGACACAGATGTGTTCATGGACCCAGACTCAGCTCGGTCAAGAGCTAGGCAAATTGGTTGCATTGGCGTAAGCAGGAGAGTTAGCAAAAACGGAAGAACAGTTTGGATGCCTTGCACAAATATGACCGATTACGCAAATAGAACCGGCTCAACTTCGCTGGGAAGAAGAAATGCGGAGAGAACCAGAAGCCGAGAAATAATGAACGCCGTTCGTACTGTTTTTCGTTCCGGTGGCAAGAGCAACTTAAAGAAAAAGCACGCAATTTCTGAGGAACTCAGTCAAAAATAAATAGCAATTACTATTTACACACTTTTGTATAAAACTTTATTAGTTGCACTAAAGAATGTAAACCATCTGTTATTTTTGATATTACGAGGGCTGGGTGCTTACCTAAGCCACGACGTAAGCAGTAATTCAACCCTTCAAATTCCAATACGGAGCAAATCATGTCACAAGACAAAGCAAGAATTGAAGAGCTGCAGTCAGCTCTTCGCACCAAAATGGCAGACAATAAAGCCATTGCGGACTCATTCAAAATCGAGGAAGGCACAGTAGTTGTTTCTTCTGAGCAGAAGTCAGCATTCGACAAGAACATGCAGGACATTAAGTCAATTAAGTCACTGCTTGCTGACCTTCAGACAATGGGCGATGTTGACTCATGGTCATCACAGCCACAGGGAGAAGCAGTAGCTTCAAGCTATGCTGCAGCAGCTGCAGACCTCAGTCAATTGAGCTCACGCGAAATCAAGTCAATCGGTCAAATGTTTATCGAGTCACCTGAGTTCAAGACACTCAATGGTGGCCGTAACGGCGCAAACATGGTTGCACCATGGCAAGTTGCTGCTTCATTGACCGCTTACAACGTAAAGGACGTTTACTCAGCATTGCCAACAACGGCAGTTACCGACAGCCGCCTCGGCAGCTTCGGAAACGTTCAGCGCGATGCCATGGTTCTTCCTCCAATGCGTACAAAGCGTGTTCGCGACCTGTTCCCAGTTCGCAGAACATCTGCAGCAGTAATCGAATACTTCCGTCAGCTTGGCTTCACCACGCTGCAGGCAGGTCATGGAACAAACTCGGCATCTTCAGTTGCTGAGCGTTCTGGTGGCAACTTCGGTATCAAGCCGCAGTCATCGTTCGCATTCGTTGGTGAGCAGGCTCCTGTTCGCACATTGGCACACTGGGAAGCTGCACACCGCAACGTCCTCGCCGATGAGCCACAGCTACGTTCAATCATCGACAACGAACTCATGTACGGTCTGCGTCTCCTAGAAGACTCGCAGATTTTGAATGGCGATGGAACTGGCGAAAACCTTCTTGGTGTTCTCCAGACTCCAAACATTCAGGAGTACGCATGGTCAGACGGTGCAACCTCACCAGTTGCAGACACAAAGGCTGATGCAATTCGTCGTGCCGCAACCCTCTCGTTCCTTGCTTACTACGAGCCATCCGGCATCGTGTTGCACCCGAACGACTGGGAAGACATCGAATTGACAAAAGACCAGCAGGGTCAGTACCTCGTTGCAGTTTCGGTTGCAATGGGTGGCGAGCCACGCGTTTGGAGAATGCCAGTCGTTGACACCCCGGCAATTGCTGAGGGAACAGCCCTGGTCGGTGCATTCGGTACCGGTGCTCAGCTGTACGACAGAGAAGAGGCTTCAATCCGAATTTCGGAACAGCACTCAGACTTCTTCGTGCGCAACGCAATCGTCATCTTGGCCGAGCAGAGACTCGCCCTTGCTGTCAAGCGTCCAGAAGCATTCGTCAAAGTTGACTTCGACGGAGAGCCAAGCTGATTAATCCAATAACTGGTTATCCAGTTTGAGTTGAAATAACCCCCGGGAGTAATCGTGAAAACGGTGAAACCGGGGGTTGTTTCTTTTATAGTTTCATATCTGTGCGAAAATTGAACCATGGAAGATGCGATGTCACAAATCAAAAGCGATGAAGAACTTTTTGCCGAATTAGAGCAAATAGCGAACAATATCCAAGAACAAGATGAGCTCGAGCAGCTAATTGATGAAACGCTAATCGAACTTAAATCAGAAGATTTCATGCCAATATTCGATGAGTATTACGGTTCTAATCGTGTCGGTCAATTCGAATTCCCATCCGAGGAACAAATCTCGGCAATTCCTGAATACATAAAAACAAAGGGCGGGAAAAAACCACTCAAAGACCCAAAGGGTGGTTTGACAGCTGCTGGTAGAGCGTTCTTCAAGAGAACAGAAGGCGCAAATCTAAAGCCAGGAGTAAGAGGCCCAGCTGATACACCGGAAAAAATGCGTCGCAAGGGTTCATTCCTTACTAGATTTTTCACCAACCCACGTGGACCAATGAAAGACGAAAAAGGAAGAGCAACAAGACTTGCTCTTTCTGCTGCAGCATGGGGGGAACCAGTTCCCAAAAATATGGAAGATGCAGCAGCGCTTGCTGCAAAAGGAAAAAGACTTCTTGAGCGTTACCAAAACTCAAAGAAGAAGTCAGATGAACTTGAAGATTATGAGTACAAAGCCGCTCTTGGAATGTCAATTGGCCAACGCGCTGGCGGCGCTGCTCCTACCGGAACAAATCCAGCAGAAGCCGTAGACCACGACAGCGATGGAATGATTTTCGATGGCACTCCACAAGAGCAAAGAAAACCATATCAACGCTCAAGCGATGCGAACTATGAAGCGCAGAGAAGAAAATTTGTTCGTCAGCAGCTAAAGCTTCAGGGAATAAAAATGAATCGACGCGTTGAGGATAGAAGCAAGGAAGAAAGAGATGCTCGTGCAAGAGCTAGAGCAGCTTTCGACAAGGTTCTAAGAGGGGCAGATGGTAAGCCATCTGCTGACGGTCTTCCAAAGGGACCGTCATCACCTCCGGGACAGAAGCCATCTCCTTCAAAACCACGTGACCAGAAGCCTGCAGATAGGTATCCAGACCCGCCAAAGAAATACCCACCAGGGCAAAAGCCGTCACCATCCAAACCAAGGGACCAGAAGCCTGCCGACAGGTATCCAAGTCCAGGGAAAAAGTATCCTCCTGGGCAAAAACCGGAGCCAAAAGATACCAAGCCAGCCGACAGATACCCAAGCCCAAGTAGGCCTCAACCAAGCAAGCCAGCAGACCGTATTCCGAGTCCTGGAAAGAAGTACCCACCAGGACAAAAGCCAAATCCTGGAACTCCTTCATCAAAAAGACCAGGAGCTGATAGGCCACAGCCACCAACAATCGCACCAGGTCCGCGAGTAGAAAAGAAGCCAGAAACAGGACGCGTTATGGGTCCCAAGTTCCCGGGCCAAGATGCGATAATGAATCGCCTAAATCCAAAGAACAGCAAGTAGGGATAACTTGTCGTGGAACGATTCTGGTATGGGGCAACGGTACTCAATGTAATTGATGGAGACACGGTCGACCTAATGATTGACCTTGGATTTAGTGTCCATCATAAAATTCGTGTTCGTCTATATGGCGTTAATACACCAGAGTCACGCACTAAAGACCTTAAGGAAAAAGAACTTGGGCTTAAGGCAAAGTCTTTTACCAAGGACTGGCTTGATGGTCATAAATGGGTTTTTGTAAACACTATTCCAGACAAAAATGATAAATATGGAAGAGTTTTGGCAAGAATTTACTCATCAGACAAAATAGATGACCCCACAACTGCTTGTTTAAACAAAGACATTATCCAATCTGGTTTTGCTCGTGAATATTTTGGTGTGGGTGACAAAACCTGGAATGAATTCAAGACAAAATGAAAAGGTTAATTCTTGTTTCTGCACTTCTTATTGCTTCTTGCGGTTATGACGGTAAGTACCGATATAAATGTCAAGACCCTGAAAACTGGGGCAAGAGTGAATGTAAGCCGCCAATATGCGAGGTAGATGGAGCGTGCACAAAAACGCTGCTTGGATGGGACCCGAACGAAACAAGCGTAGATACGATTTCACCAGAGGTAACAACGGCGCCATGAAAATAGAACATTTAAGAATCGGTGATAAAGGACCTGCGGGTGGAGTTATTTTTATCAATCCGACCACACATGGAAATACTACTGGTTTGTGGTTTGAAGCAGGTCCATGCAGAAATCCCGATTTCGTCCAAATATCCTGGTCTTCTGGATACGGAGATTCTGGTGCTTCGGGAAACAAAATTGGCACAGGAGAGAGCAACACAAAACTTATTGCGTCAATGAGTGGAAATACAAAAGACAACTGCGCAGCAGCATATTGCACTAGTTATTCATGGAATGGATTTGCAGATTGGTTCCTGCCTTCCGATGACGAGATGGCCCAGCTATACGCCCATCGAGACATGGTTGGAGGCTTTGATGATGGTAGCGCATACTGGAGTTCAACCCAAGGTGTTCCAGGAATGAACTTCACATACGAAACCGCACATGTGCAGATTTTTGGTGCTAGTGGGTCTAGTGGCTACAACGTTAGTAAGGACCAATTGTACTTTGTGCGCCCAGTCCGTTCTTTTTCCAACCTTGATTAATCAGGAGGGTTAATTAAAATATGAAACCACGACTCACACCAGCGGACCTTGATGCTCGTCTTAAGTTTGTTGTTGGGTGCGTACTTGCTGCAGTTTTAACACTAACAACTATAGGTGTTTTGTACGCTCTCGTATTCGTTACGCAGCCGATAGGGGCTCAAGCAGAAAACGATAAAATGTTTTTTAGCGTGCTTTCGAGCGTCGCGACTTTCATAACTGGAACACTTGCAGGACTGATGATTTCCACTGGAAGAAATGCTGAAGACAAAAACGGCAATGGCATCCCAGATAGCGAGGAGCAACTGTGAAAAGTGAAACATGGGGAACGTATGCAGGAAAAATAGTTGGATTCCGTTTCGAGACAAAGGCTGACCAAAAATCTAATAAATGCCCTGTGGCAACAACTGATATAGCAGTAAATCTTCGTAATAGGAAAAAAGCGATTGATACAGCGATGTATGGACCACTAAATCCTGCTGAACCAAATGAAGAGTACTGGGCAAAATTGGCAAGTGAGTGGGACGTTGACGCGGATGACGCGAAAAAACAACTCTGTGGGAATTGTGCTGTATTTATTGTTTCGCCAAAAATGAAGGCATGCATCAATGAAGGTGTTACTGGTGGAGAACGTCAAGACGAATGGACGTCCATAGATGCGGCCGGCCAGCTTGGTTATTGCGAAGCATTTGATTTTAAGTGTGCATCAAAGAGAACATGCCGGGCATGGGTTACCGGCGGACCGATTACGGAGGATAAGTAATGGCTGGAGCACCCCCGAAGAAAAAAGTTGTTCGTGAGGAAAAGAACAGCGAAGAGATTGCATTTACAACTGCAAAAAACTCTGAATACAACATTTGCACTCCAATGCTTAATGCTGCGCACATAAGAATCACACATCCATTCACGCGCAAGGATATACACCTAAGCACGAAGAGTCATGAGTTCTTTGCATTATTTAAGGACATGTCAGACAAGGGCCTTGGTGACCGACTGTTCATGGAACTCAGTCAATTCGGCGCGAACATAGATGAGAAGTGGTTCGAAGTTCTCCATGAAGCAAAGATTTACTGCGGACAAGAAACTGCGCAATGAGAGTATGGATTGACCAAGACTTATGTACTGGAGATGGTCTTTGCGCGGAGATAGCCCCAGATGTTTTTCATATGATGCCAGACGGTCTTGCGTATGTGCGCGAAGGGGACAAGATTTATGCGGCCGCTGTGGGGAACCCAGAAGGCGCAGCTGGCTTAGCATCTTTCGCAGACGACAGGCTTGAAGACGTAATAGAAGCTGCCGAAGAGTGCCCTGGGGAATGTATCTTTATTGAAAGCTAGCCCCCTTATGGGAGAAGCATCTTTTCGCGCTCGAATTCATTCCACTCGCGGAATGTGCCGCCCTGGCCATAGCCGGTGTACTGGTCTATCGACCTAGCTAGAAAAATGTGAAATGTTCCGGCAACAAGGCTCAAAAACCCAAGTATTATCAGTGCTGTCATGGCAATCATTATTACATTGCAATCACTAAAATGAATACAACAAAGTTAAGTATCACAAAAATAGATAGGCCTCATCATGAATTTTAACGACTACCAACATCGAACCAGCTCTACTGCAATCTACCCAGAGGGCAAAGCACTCGAATACTTAGCTCTTGGTCTCTGCTCCGAGGCTGGGGAAGTAGCGGGAAAACTAAAGAAAGTCATTCGTGATTATGATTCACACCTGACGGAAGAAAAGCGGTTTGAATTAGCATCAGAGCTAGGGGATGTTCTTTGGTATGTTTCTCAATTAGCGCTTGAGCTAAATGTCACGCTGGATAATGTAGCTCATGAGAATCTTGCGAAACTTGCCGACAGGAAAGAGCGTGGGGCGATAAGTGGGAGTGGTGATTTTAGGTGATTGACATCAAGAAGGGCTGCCAGTTTGTTTCTGCAGTTATATTTGCTCCGGTAATAGTCGCGGTAATGCTAAAAACATTTCTCAGAATGAGAAAAGACCTGTCTATTCCCAATCGGGAGATGTACGAATAACTGGATTTCTGTCCAACATATCCTCGAGTGCCTGGTTCGGCGTGTCGCCAATACCAAAAAATTTTGAGTCGTCCGAATCCCAAAAATCCAGAGCGTCGCAGTCATCGCCGTCAATGTAGTCGTAATACCCCTGTGTGAGCTCTATGTCTCCGTGATACGCATACCACTCGCCGCCCTCATATGTCCCACCATAACGAGATTGCCTTATCGTTATTGGATACATGCTAGTGGTATATTGTGGATGCACTAATAAACCCGTAGTCTTCTGGTCCATGCTGAACGCACAGTGTCTGGTAAAAACGATTTTTAACTCTTAAATTTCCATTTACTCCGCATGCTTCACAAATCAAATACGACCTCTTCTCAAACGGCGCGATAATTGCGCTAGTCCTGTAAACCAGAGCATCATTTGAAGGCTTAATGTAGTACCTTAGGCCTCCGAACTTTTGTTTTATTTGATAAATCTTATAGTTTGGGTCGAACGCAATTAATGCATTGTGACATTCCTTTATTAAACCACCCCACCCTTCTCCAACCGCAATGTGATTATCGTACCCGTCCACAAAACGTGTGCGCAGAAATTCGAACTCTTCGGAGAGACCTATTTCTTTAAAGCTCACATCGCCTCCTCTTCAAAATTGAAATCAATCACATGTTCGTCCATGTATTTTCTTGGCGGAAGTCTATCTATGGTTAGGATTCGCTTCACCCACCTATCGCTCCCATCATATTTTGGTTGAAACGGCTTTCTGCCATGTACAGCAACTCTGTTGTCTATAACCATAACTTCACCAGACTTGAGCGCCACTTCTTTTGTGGTCTTTGATATTGCATCACGAACAGCGGAAAGAGTCGATTGCGCTTCTGTGGTCTTACCTCTCATTAACGCCCAATCAAATGTGAATACATCATGGCCGGCTTTGTCGCGAGAAAGAGGAGTTATTCCGAGAGTAAAATCCGGTTCCCCATCCATCATGAAGCTGTCATCCAATGAAGTTGTGAAGTTTGGAGTTCGGAGAACATTTATCTGCTCTTCAGAAAGCTCGGAGACTATGTCATCAAGGGATGAGTATGTTGTCAGTGCTGTTTCGTCGCCGCGTAAACACATCAAAATTACATGTGTTGGCTTATACGGGTGAAAAGCCGTCTCGGTATGAAGATATAATTCAACTTTTGACGACGTAGATATTTGTTGGTTTTCGTTTTTATGCACAGGGACAATATTCTGAATCAGTCGCCCACCCTGTTCTTGTCGGTAACTTACTGGATATCCGTGGAATCCAGCGATTTCAATAAGGTTGGATGTGGCTTCCGGAGTCCGAGCGTCATCAATAATCGGAATCGCCGGGGTAGGCGGAATATTGCCGATATCGACATTTTTGATGATTTTTACGGACATAAATAGAACCTAGCAAAAAGTGGAGCCCTCGGTGGGAGTCGAACCCACGGCCACCTCATTACAAGTGAGGTGCTCTACCACTGAGCTACAAGGGCAGCCCTTAAAAATATAGTGCCTGGAGAGAGACTCGAACTCTCACTGGCGGCGTCCTAAGCGCCGTGCCTCTGCCATTGGGCTACCCAGACTAGATGGAGGAGCGGGAGGGATTTGAACCCCCGGTCCGCGCAAACGGACTCCTGTTTTCAAGACAGGTGCAATAAGCCTCTCTGCCACCGCTCCGACGCCTATGTTATTTTCGGCGCTGAACAACCACCTTCTTTGCCTTCTTCTTAGGGGGCAAAGTCTTCTTATTGCTAGCAATTTCCTTATTTGCAGTAGCAACACTCAATGGAACAGACTCAATTACTTGCATGGAAGCAAGGGAGGTGGTTGTCGTTGTTTCAACGATTACTGGTGCTTCACTTGGGATTGTTGGTACTTCAACTGGAGCAACATCTAATTCTTCTGCTGGCCTTGGAGGAGCAACGGGCACAATAACTTGCGGAATAATTGTCGTCGTAGTGGTGGTCGTCTCGGGAATGTTCGTCGTAGTGGTGGAAGTAGCAATGGTGCCATTAAACTGACGACCAGTCGTTCCGTCACATGAGATATTGCAATCACCATTAGTCACAACTGGATTCGCGCTGGCTCCAATAAGGGAGTAAATAGCAGAACGAGCCACGGACAAATCAATACCTTCGTACCAAATAGCTAGTGTGTAATTCGGGCGAAAGCCATTACCACCACTTCCGTCTCCGATACCAATGCCTACGTACTGGCACTTATCAAGGTAGTTATAGAAACCAGCAATCGCCATTCCCAAAGCCTTGTGCCCACCATTGCTGTAAGCAACCAATCGTTGATATGCATCGGTTCCAACTTCTGTATCAATAATCGTAATCATTGAGGGGGCCAATGATGATGGAGCTTCTGTGTATTCGCCGCAATCTTGAGCGGTTGCCTCACTAGAGCCGAGCGTTGCAAACAAAAGGGCGGCAACTACAACTACCTTCTTCATGTTTCTCATGATTTTCCTTTAAATTTGTGGTTTAGATGTACCCTATCGGAAACAATTAAATAATCCACATAATGGCTGGCGAGGTAGGGCTCGAACCTACGACCCAGGGATTAACAGTCCCTTGCTCTGCCAACTGAGCTACTCGCCAAAAATATGGTTAATTTTTACACCTTCAATCAACTATGGACATACCATTCCATTTTCAACCCATGCCTTATACGTGACAGGCATAGTTTGAGCCAAAACAATTTCAACACGCGTTGCATATCGGCGAATGTCCACCTGTGCAGACTTGTCTAGACGAAGAGATAAAAAATTCATTAACGAGCGAGCATTTACCGTCCAATAAAACTGTGTGTACATTCCCATTGGCAAAACTGTTCGTGCAAGCTCTTTTGCAACGCCGTCATTAATCAATTCCTTGTAGGTGCCGTACGCCATTTCGTTTATATTTTTAATTCTTTCAATAGTTCTATCGGCGACATCTTTTTCAACGGGGTCAAAGTGGTATGCGCCCGGTTTTCCAACCTGAGTTCTCACATCGTGCTCTGCAGGAACGAAAAACTCATCGTTGACCATACTGTATCGAGCTGAAAATTCATTAAATGAACCTATTCTGTGCCTAAACCATTCCCTAGCAACAAATATTGGACACTTAATATGGAATCTAAATGCATTGTGCTCAAAAGGAGTGCCATGTCTTTCGCGCATTAAGAAATTTATCAATCCTTTTGCTGCTTCATCAAGCTCCTCTTGGTGTCGCGCAAAAGATACACGTGCTGCATTGACAACCGACATATCGTCGGCCATATGTGCGTCTAGACGCACAAACCCAAACTCATCAATTTTTCTTTCTTTCACTTCCATTGCAGCCTCCATGATTGATGTGTTTGATGGCGCGTCGGGTAGGACTCGAACCTACAACCTACAGATTAGAAGTCTGTTGCTCTATCCGATTGAGCTACCAACGCCTGCGTGGCCTATTACTTTACAGGACAAGCACCAGTAGCGCAATCGTCAAGCGCAAGCAGTCCGTCAAAGGAATTTTGCACCAAAGGAATTGAAAAATCTATTTTTGATATCAGTTTTTGGTATTCCTCTTTGGTGATTTCTTCGTATGGCGGAAGCGGGAAGTTGTGGTCGCTGTGCAAAAGGAATGACACCGATTTGACGCCCTTGTCGTAGTTCTTGGACAACCATTCTTTGATTGAATCGAGCTCTTCCTTACGATAGTAGACGGTTACGGACACGGCGTTGTCCGCCCATACAGTTTGCATCTTCTTTACCCATTCAAGTTGCTCAACTGCTGTCATGCTTGCGGCCAGAACTGCACCCTCTGGCGATTCGCACGGAAAATCAACCACATATTTAGTGTGGTCTTCGCGACCGTCAATTCCAATATCCCACTGAACTTTATAACCGCGCTTACGGCAACCATCGACCAATGGGTCTGATGAGCCAAAGCGCACACGTCGGATATAGTACTGCGCAAATCCTGGATGTATACCAGGCGTGTTGCCTGGGAGCAGCGCCAAGGTACCAGATGGCTGAACTGTTGTAAGGCGAACCGATTCTGGCCAATTATTTTCTGCCGAGTACTTTTTATCAAATTCACGGAGATTTATATACGCCTTATCAAGCCACTCAATCTTTTCCTGCTCCACCTGCAAGATTCCAGTGACGCTCTGGCCAAGTCTTGCGTTCTTGCGAACAATCTCGGTTGTCTTTGCGTATGGGTAGTCAAGCCTGGTTATCTGTTTCTGCACCTTGTACAGCAACATTGATATTTCTTTTAGCTGTTCAAGTGATTCGACATTTGGCAAAAATATTGTCGCTAGATTGCATGACTCGCCATCTGCGAGAGCAATTTCCGCACATGGATTGAAGCCCTCAATGCTGTTGTCGACCATTCTTTCGCCTAGTCGGCCATAATTCCTTGCAAGCTTGCGATTAACAAGACCGTATGGCTCGCCTGAGCCGTCGTAACCCTTCCAGAGTTCTGTCATGATTTCTTCGTACGCATCTGCATAGATGGAGTTGTTGGAGTTAGCACGCCACGCTGGAACGCTGCCAGTTGACCAGTTCTTTGCTCGAATAAACAGAACGTCGTCTGGGTCACCAATTGCAATCTGTGCTGAACGACGTGATGAACCAGAAACAACGATGCGACCAATGATGTTGCAAATGTCGAGCACGTCAATTGAACGAAGCTTCTTGCCCTCGCGATTCTGCATTACCTTGCATATGTCGGCAACTCCGTCAATTAATGCGCCTGGACCGGATGCGGTACCGCCGAACGTCTTCAATGGCGCGCCATATTCACGAATCAAAATTGTCGAGTATGAAAAAGACTTGCCAGTATCAAAGTATGACTTAAGAACTGCATGAAGGAGTCGCTTCCATCCTTGACGAGAGTCAGGAACGATAATGTCTGCGTCATTTGACCGCTCGTGAGTGATGACGACGCCTGGCTTAACTTTTGGTAGCTCGTGAATCTTCGAGCGCTCTACCGAGAATCCAACGCCGCCACCCAGCATCAGGTATTCAAACAGCAATTCAAAATCTTCAATCGATTCAATATTCGTGAAGTAACAATTATTCAAAGAAGTTGCATTGAACTTCTTGACAAGCGGTGTGCCAAGTTGCCAAAGAGCACGCCCAGAAAGTGAGCAACGCAGGTTAAACATGTGGTCAAAAAGCTTTTCTGCTTCCTCTGGCGTAAATGGAACGCCAATTTCAATTGCGCCATTAATTGCGCGGGTAATTGTTTCGGTCCACGTCTCATTGCGACCAGTTCCATCGACTGGGCGGCTGTATGTGCGCAGGTATACAACCTCGCCCAAACCACCGAAACCCCATGGTGTTTTTTTATCTGCGTAACTTGCGATGAAAGATGGGTCAAGAATAGACATTTTAATTTAATTCCTTACTGTGTGGTGCGGTGAGCGTATAAGAGAAAAGAGTGTAGCCGAAAAAAAAATACTGAAATGGTCCAGCGTCGTGGAAAAAATTAAATTAGTCCGAGCTCTTTTGCTGTATTTAATGGAATGTGTTGTCCAGCTCGATAAATTATTGTTTTCGTTGTAACGCCTGGTGCTATTTCGTGTTCCTCAACATAATCTTCTTCAACATAAAAAGTCAAATTGTCATCTAGTGATGAATTCGTGTTGTAACCAAAAATAGTTTTTGGTGGCCCAGATTCTCCACTACAATCACCGGTCGGATGACCACAAACTGGGCATGGTTGACGGCTCGCTCGGTGAATCTTTACGCCTGCAATTATTTCTACTTCCCCCTTGGAGCCGTCTCCAAATGCAGGACTATCGTAAAAAGCTCCCATAATATTTAATTATACCTAATATTTAAACAGTAAAATCTTGAATCAGAAAGCCAAGTTCGTCTATTTCATCCCTAACTCGCATGATTTGCCCCTGGCTCACTTCATCGACCACGTTCCCCATTAACGAATTTCTTATCATCTGCGGATATTTCGCCTGTTTTAGGTATTTGTCTGCTTTTTCTGGGTAAAAGAGCATTTCTGCCCAATCAACTTTTTTACCTATTGAAACGGAATATGGTGCGGCGACCATCGAAACCGGCGTTACCGAGTCTGAATCGTCAATAGAGGCATGGCTTATCGTTATGCACTCAGACACAGAGTTGTCCCTGTCCACGAATGCGGCTGCAAGACTGGACCCTTTGGTCTGTGCTGCGTCGTAGGAGCAGTACCCCTCAGCCACCATCGTCAGCGACGCAATACCCCAGTATTTTCGCATTAACTCGCATAATTCTTTACACTTTTCAAATTTTATTTCGTGTGGGAGATTGGTGACAGACTGCTTCATCTGGGCAATAAGCATTAAGTACTTTGGAGACCATCCAAGAAAGTGTGTAGCCACGTCCTCTCCGATTCCGTGCTCGGAAATGGCAACATCTTTAGCCAACTGGGCCGACGTCAGGGCTAAGGCCATCTTGCCGAAATCGTCAACGTATTGCTCCACATCGAAATACTAATCATTATTAAAAAGTTGAACCGTAAATATGTTTTTTGAATAAAATACCCCTTTCACCGCGGGCTCGATTTATGCACTAGAGTCTGTTCCATGACAACGAACAAAAAACCAACAGCAAAAAAAGCCGCAGCTAAGAAGGCTCCGGCCAAGAAAAAGCCAGCAGCCAAAAAGCCTGCGGCGAAAAAGACGTCAGCACCGAAAGCTGCAGTCAAGATAAAGGATTCTGCCTCCTCGTATCTTGCTGACACGGATGAATTCATGAAGGCATGGGATGCCATTGAAGAAAAAATTGAGCAGTCAGTTCCAGACAAGGTTGAAGTCGATACAACTAAGGCAAAAAATTGGCTAAAGAGCTTCTTGCGAAAGCTTTTTAAATAATCTTCAGACCGAGTCTTAATGACATCCGAGCGTAGGCGCTCACCAAGACGCAAAATAGCCGAAATAAAAAGAGTCGGTGCTTGGGGTCATGTTTCGTATCATCACGTCCTAGTATGTGGTCATACTGAGATACGTAAACGTGCAGCATCAACTGGAGAATTGGCTTGTGCGTGGTGTTTGCGCGCTGAACAAAAAGCCAGTGAGATTCGCGCGCTCGTCGGACCTCGGGTGATAAGAACCGAAGATGAAGCCCTTGCTGACGACGAAGTAAAAATTGAACGCACGCGAGCCGCGCTAGCAACAAGATTCTCGATTCCCGTAGACGCTGTAGATGTTCTTTCAGAAGATATATCTGGTCAACTGGTTATTCGCAGTGCGACAATATTTCTTTCCGCCAGAGACGTGACAAGATTGGTTGACACCCGCTAACATCACTCCCATCAATTTATAGTTCATGATTGGGGGAACAGTGCCAAGCTATCCATATACGCAAAGTGAAATTCCAGTACGAGTGGATAGACCGCCGACTGATGGCGCATGCAAAAATTACAGCCCAAACATTTTCTTTCCACACGCTGACCGAGAGAGCGATGATTTCAAGGAAAGTTATATCGAGTCTCGAGACAACACCAAGCTCGCTATTGAAATTTGCAATGAATGCGCAAAAATAGAACAGTGTTTTGCATACAGCATTTACCACGAAAAGTACGGTATCTGGGCTGGTACAACCGAGCGACAACGGAAGACTTTGCGACGTAGAATGAAAATACAATTGGTTCCGCGTGAACCGATAATTCTTATTCCAGGAATGAATCTCAAGTGACCAAATGACCCAAATATCCGACCCAGTAGAAAATTTTCTCGGACTGCTTGATGGCGTCCGTAAAACAAGCACCGGATGGGTTGCTCGCTGTCCGTGCAGAAACGACGACTCAAACCCGTCCTTATCTGTCTCGGAGGGGAACGACGGCCGTGTTCTAGTTACTTGCCACCGCGCAATGTCGTGCAATGTTGATGAAATTTGCAGTTCGGTTGGTTTGCGCGTTTCGGACTTAATGCCGCAGGATTCAAAACCCGTCATCAGAAATGCTGCAACAGACAAGCCAATAAAGACAGAAAAAAAACCAATACCCACACAGAAACCGAAGTTGACTTTTGTTGAGTCGTATGACTTTGTTGATGAAAATCATCAGTTGCTATTTCAAAAAGTTAGATACGTCGATGAGAATGGCAAGAAATCATTCAGTCAGAGAAAGCCAGATGGGCGAAATGGCTGGGTTTATGCTCTCGGCGATACGCCGAAAGTTCTTTACAATTTGCCAGCAGTTCTTGAAGCCAAGAAAAATGGTGTGCCAATTTGGGTTGTTGAGGGGGAAAAGGATGCCAACACACTCATTGACATGGGGATTGTTGCAACAACGATGCCTGGCGGTGCTGGTAAATGGCTCGACATCCACACAGAGGCACTGGCTGGAGCCGTTGTAGAAGTCATCGCCGACAATGATGAAATTGGGGTAAAACACGCCAATGAAGTAGTGGAGACACTTTCTGCAGCTGGATGCAGCGCGCAGGCATGGGTTTGCCCATCACACAAGGATATTACTGACCACATGTCGAGTGGTGGCTCAATCGATGGATTGCTGCCGATTTTCGAGGACGCGGAAAATCAAGATTTTGAGCAAATTGATTTTGAAGAGGTTGAAGTTGAGTCGCCGCAAACTCCAGAAGATGCCGCAATTGAGAAGCTAAGCGAACTGATTGCGCGAACCGACCTAAATGCAAAACAGAAAATTGCAAAGAGCAATCTAATCATTGCTTCTTCAACTGTGTCCTTTGTTCTGGATACTGGTCGTCTTGTTCAGTGGAATGAATTTCTTAGTGAAACCACTGGCGACACATATGAATGGGTTATTCCTGGGTTATTAGAAAAAAGCGAAAGAGTGATAGTCGTAGCCGCAGAAGGTGTTGGTAAAACCATGCTTGCGCGTCAGGTTGGAATTCTTACGGCTGCTGGAATAAATCCTTTTTCTTTTCAGCAAATGCCAAGAATCACAACGCTTACCGTTGACCTAGAAAACCCAGAACGAATCATCCGAAGAACATCACGCTCAATTGCTCTCCAGGCCATGTCCCACGCAGGAACTGACAGCATTGACGCACACCTGCTTTCCAAACCATCAGGAATGGACTTGCTCAAGGCAGCAGACAGGGCAATCCTTGAAGATGCGCTAGACCAAGTTAGACCACAGCTTCTCGTGATAGGGCCGCTATATAAGGCATTTCTTGACCCAGGTGGGAGAACTTCTGAATCAATCGCCATTGAAGTGGCTAAATATTTGGACACAATTCGCGTTGTTTATGGTTGCGCTCTATGGATTGAGCACCATGCCCCACTTGGTACAAGTTCTACGTCAAGGGATTTGCGTCCATTCGGTTCTGCAGTTTGGTCGCGCTGGCCAGAATTTGGCTTGTCCCTACAGCCAGACCCAACTGCTGGTGGCGATTACGTCTATGACGTTAAGCACTTTAGAGGTGCTCGCGATGAACGCCACTGGCCGCTGAAGATGAAACGCGGAAAACGCTTCCCATTCGAAGTGGTAGAGTGGATGAAGACAACAACATGAGTGATGACAAAACAAAGCCGATAACGACTCGTGAATTTCTGAACGAGCGCGATATACGCATCTTTAAGATGCGCCAGGCTGGAACGTCAGTGCAGGAAATAGCCAGAAGATTCGGGGTATCCACATCATCTGTCACTCGTTCAGTTCAGCGCCAATTGGAAAAAATGAACAAGGAAGCAATTCTTGCTTACCCCGAAGTTCTTCGACTTGAGCTTGAGCGGCTGGACAACCTACAGCAGGCGATTTGGCCAATGACGCAGCATCGCAGGGAGGTTCAGGAGGATGGCACGGAAATTCAAATTGAACCAGACCTCAAGGCTATTCAGCAGGTTTTATCAATCATGGACAGGAGGACAAAACTCCTTGGCATGGAACAGACGAACGTCAATGTGCAAATGGATGTCAACAACAATACGAATATACGAGCAGTTATTGCCGGCCAGCCAGGAGTTGAAAGACCGGCGATTGGTTTTGACCCAGAGTCCGAAGCAAAAAAACTTTTGGAACTGATGGCTATATCCGGCGTGTTGCCCGAAAGTACAGTAAAGTCTCTTCTAGGGACAGATAGTTCGGACATAATTGATGCTGAAATAGTCGAGCTTTCAGGTCTGGATGAATCCGAGGAGGATTACGGTGAAGAAGCAGATAAAGATTTTGACGAGTGAAGATATAAGCGCTTCAAATATGATGGCGGCAATGAAAAAAGTTGCTGACACAATCAGCCCAACTATTGCTCCTGTTGCAAAAGAAGACGACGCCCCAATCGATAAGTCCGTTCTCATCCGAACCACAGAAGCAGAAAGAGAGCGCTGGAAACAAGCCTCATCCGAGGAGCAACTATCCCTTTCTGCGTGGATACGAAACTGCCTTAACGAGCGCGCCACACGAGCCCTGGATTGCCAGCACCCGCCAAGTATGGTTAAGCGATATCCATGGTCCGTAACCTGCACAAAATGCAACACAAGACTTCAGTAAAGTCTTAACACCACGTAAATTCATTTTTATTGAGTTTTACACAAGTGGTATCATTTTGTAGATGTCTAACGCAGATGAGGAATTTGAGATTCCGTTTGAGCTTTCCCGAAAAGGTAGAGAGCTAGAGCAGGAAACCAAGGCCATTGGTCGTCGCCTTGCCTCGTATGTGGGCGGTCGTCTTATTGATAGGCCAAATGTTGGAGGCGGACGTAGGCGTCGTCGTGGAGACATTGATGTTCCAACAGGAGGGGTGCCAGGAAGCAGAAAACCAACCGGCAGTGATTTCGACCCGGATGCAGACGGGTGGGTCGATGAGGGCACAACGCGTCCAAGATTTATAGGCACAAACGATGAAACCCAGGCGGTTCGACAAGCCGTGCGACTCTCTTCTGGGCAGGCAAACACAACAGAACAAACCAGCCCAGCAGAAGAAAGAGTTGCTGTGGCTCGTAAAAGAGTTGAAGGGCTAAGGGCTGCAATTGCCGAATTAGAGCGGTCCGGGAATTGGACAGGAAAAGATAACGGTGTCGTTCTTAGCGGTAATTCAAGAAGCAACGAGCCAGTCGAAACCATCGATATTGATAAACCTGGAATAAATCCAGCAAATCAAACACGTGAAGAACACGTAGCACTCATCGAGCAAGACCTCGATAGAAGAAACATTAACGACCCTGCGCAACGGGAAAGTGAAATTAAAAAAGCCCTTTCAAGCAGAGTTACGGAAGCAAAAGAAAAACTTTATCTTGCTGAAGAAAGCCTACGAATTCAAGAATTTGAAGAAAATCGCAAAAAAATACGAGATGAACAAAATGTTCTAGATGTTGAAGAAATACCAGAAGAAAAAATTGCAGTTCTTAAAAGCGAAGCTGATTCGATAAGGTCTTTGAGTCAGCAAGAACAAGATAACCTTTTTATTTCACCAACACCAACTAACGCGTACTTTATTCATCATGGAGTAGCAGAACTAGATGATGGAATATTCATACCTGAACGCACAAAAGGTGGGGGAATTGGCTCTGGACAGATACTGGGTAATACACGCGAGCTAAATGAGACACAGTCACGAAATTTACGCCGTGATTTTGCTTCAACGTCCGTCAAAGTCAAAGCATATCGCTCATTATTGCAAAAGCTTCGCGCAAATGATGAGTCTTCAGTAATTGAGAATCAAGACGAAGTCAGAGCTATTGCGAACATCATTGGTAGTCCGTACGTGGCATTTGCTTCTGACGATAAATTTACAAAAGGCTGGGAAGTTGGTGACAGCCTGAGAATATCTGACATAAATGCCAGAAAAGGAAATGCATTTAATCTCGACGGGATTATCAGTGAGGTCGAGTTAAATCTAGGAGTCGAAGAAAAAGCAGCATCAGAGATGCAGTCGGTATTGGCTGCACTTGGTGATGACAAGAACTTTATGTCTACTCACTCTGGTCTGTATCAAGCTGCTACAAAATATTCTGGATATCTCGACAGATATCCAACTGAAGCCTTTTCCTCGATGATAAAGGAAATACGCACATTGTGGTTGCAGGATTTAGCAACAGCACGACACCGCAGAGGCACATCATGGTTTGGTGTAGGTAAATGGGGTCATGACATTACCAACATCCTTGGTCCTGGTGGGGAGTGGCAAGTACTAGGCAAAAATAAGCCGATTGCCGGACTCTCGAAGCCTCAGGGTTTCAGTCAGACTGATTATGACGACATATTGTTTGCGATGACTCCAAGAATTGTCAAAATGCATGATGAAAGGGGATATGTAGACATTGATGAGCTTTTAGCTGACATAAACGAACCGATTGACTACTCAAAGCGTTTGTCTAGCGGCTCAGACAGGCCTTCTTATCCTAGAAAACCAACATACGGTGCTTTTATTGGCGGAGCAGAGCAAGAATTTGGCGATGCTAAAACATGGCAGGAATTTAAGGACAAGTACAAAAATCGAGAAATAATTTTCTTTGATTACGAGACGACTGGTCTGGTATTTGATGAATTCCGCAAACCTTCTTCCAATGGCCAACCAACACAGTTTGGTGCTGTGAAGATGAAAGACGGAAAAATAATTGACAGCATCAATATTTTCATGGACCCAGAAGAATCTCTTGGTGAATGGTCGCGCGCAAACCTCAAGGACATAGATGGCAATCCGCTGACAGATGAGTGGTTAAAAACCCAAACATCCATCAAAAAGGCACATGAACGACTTGCCGAGTTCGCTGGAGATGATGCAATATTCGGCGTACAAAACGCATCATTTGACAAAGACGTCCTCGAACTGGCACTATCTCAATCAGGCATTACATGGAGACCCAAGGGCTACCTAGACACTAAAGAAATTTCAGATATGGCCCTTCCTCGTTGGACGCCAGAAACAGACGACGGCCCATTCGTTCTTGATGCAGACGGGAACAAGAAGCCGTCCAATGGACTTGCCGCCATAACCAAATACCTCAATGTTGATTTAGGTGAAAAACACCATACGGCAGATGCAGATGCTGAAGCAACCGGTCTTGTCATGTCGGCGATTATCGATGGAGCCATCATTAATGGTTGGTCAACTGACGTTTTGGACAAAGACAAAAGGGATGCAAAGTTCAATTCAAATAATGCAAAATTTGCAGCAGCGGTAGATAAATTCGAACAAGATGTCGCTGAGTATCGCCGTCTTTCATCCGGAGATGACGGCGACTACAGAGGAATGCATATGGCCCCAGATGCAGATTCTGGAGCACCACTTCACAATTTGACTGGTGTTTACCCAGATGATGTTTATTCCTCATCAAGTATCCGCTACTACGGAACGGGTAATGACAGTTTTGACGCAGCCGCAGTAGATGTGGTTCGTCGTTTTAGAAATAAACCGAATGCCGATGTGACCGTGTATAGGGCTGTTCCGATATCGAGGGATGAGCAAATACTAAGACTCGAAAAACAGCAGAAATACATTCTCCAATATGGTCGGGTACCTCGTGGTGTATCAACAAACCTCCATCACAGCGACTATTACGACAAACTTGCATCTGAGCTAGATGCTCTACGCAATCAGGAAGAATCTGAGCTTGTATCAATAAATCCAGGTGACTGGGTGACCCCCGTACGACAGTATGCAGTTGAGCACGGTGAGGGAGTTCTTCGTGGGGACTATGAAATAATCAAAAAACGCGTCAAAGCAAAAGACATCTACACCAACGGTGACTCATGGCTCGAGTGGGGTTATGACCCAGATAAACGCAACTCCTTGTCTTCAGGTAAAATTTACGATTCAGTCGTAAGTGAGGAAAATTACCTATCAAACGAACAGCGAGCAGGAGTAGAGAGTTTCTCTGCGCTGATGCTGGGTGACGAACTCCAAAAAGAAGATGAGTGGATTACTAAAGATGACCCAAGATATTCCTCATTTCAGAAAATTCAGGGTATTGAATACGATGTATTCGAAGAAGACGTTCTCGCGGATAGCGAAGAAAGAAAAGCCTTCAAAGAATCAATAAAGTCAGCAGCGAAAGATATGTTTTCTGGTGAAATAACGACAAGAAACGACGTTATAGTCACGGCAGCAAACGGAGAAAAAATAAATCTTGGTAGAACATTCGATATTGTTGTTTCACCGACAGACGTCGTCGTACAGAAAATGGACGAAGAAGAATTCGAAGAAGCAAGTGAAGCCCTTGGTGTCGATGGAATTATGGAAGGCGCGAAAAAGCGGCCATCCACAAGCGTGAGCTTGAAGTTCACCGTTGAAACAAAAGACAAGGACGCTGTAAAACGACTTACTCAAGCAGGAATTCCACGGCGGGAACGTTGGGACGGAATTGGAGATATGGAGGACTTCGAAAAAGGGCAAAACGAAGGCCAACTGGTAATTGCTGATTCAATCAGAACAATTGTAATCAATGGAAGAAATAAGATGATTGTCCATGATTCACTATCCGTCGGTGCCCCAGCTCGAGGCAATGGAATAGCGAGCATTTTCAACGCCAGAAACGAGGCTGTTTACAGAGAGATTGATGCAGAAACAATATTGGCTTCCGCTCAGTCTGGGGAACAAGGCGACTATATGGGCGCAACACACTGGGCCAGAAATGGCTTTACATGGGCGTCGCAGGGCGAGCAGCAAAAATTTATAGAAGTAATAGATAATGCGGTAAATGATTCATCACGAAAATGGTTTACGGACGAAGAAAAGAAGAGAATAACATCGCTCTACGAAAAATCAAAAAACGGAAAATTCAAAACAAATGCAACAGCAGAACAGCTTGTTGATTTTGAAGAAGCCGATGAGCTATTTAGAGCCGGAGAAGGCGTCACTATTTTAATGAAGCGTGACATCAAGCGCAAGAGCCAGCAGTCAGCTCCAAGGACTGTGGTTAATCGCCTCCTATCGCGTGGTGGCAGGAAAAATAGACGAACCTCCAACCGTCTTTCGTCTGGAGGCGAGCGTCCAATACTAAAAATGAATCAGCCAGATATAAAAGCGCATCAATTGAAAAAATATAAATACGGAGACCAAAGTGAACTTGGCGGAAATGTTCGCAGAAGCAAGTCGAACTGGCTAAAGGGCATGACTCCAAGACAAATGTCTGAATTGCTCGTCCCAACATCAAAAGAGCAATACTTTGAAATGCTTATTGATGATTTTGCGCCAGGAGGACGAGACTCTGCAGAATACGTAAAAAGATTCAACGCCGTCCATGACGAGTATTTTAAAAACAATCCATGGGATGATATGGATTTCTCCCCCGAAGCAGTTGAAGCTGTGCGTAACGCTGTTGAGCGAGCTGTCGAATCAAATCCAAAACTAAAGTGGGCATTTGAGACACACGGTGCTCCCGTTTTCTACATGCAAACAGCTGATGCTTCGAGGGCGTATGAAAGCTTGCCTCAGGTTTCGTCAAAACTTGAACAAATAAAGAGTGTTCGCGGAATCGGTTCAAAAGACCCATATGTTCGCGCCAGGACAACTCCATTCCTTAATTCCGTATCCTTTAACCGAAGACTGATTATCGACAGGGAATCAAATTCGCTAGACACAGCACGCGAAAACGTGACCATGGACCCGACGAGACTCGTAACGAGCCGTGATAACACTATTGACAAATCAATAGCTGGAGTCATAACCCATGAGTGGGGACATTGGTTGCATTTCCGAGCACTAAAAGACGTCGAACTAGCTGGCAAGCCAAAAAATCGCCATTATTTTGGTTCTGGTGACCCTCAGGATAAGCGTTACGCGCAAGCGCTGCAGGTTGCGTCCGAATATAACGATGTAATTATGAATCCTGACATGATGGCCAGATTCTCTGACGGGGTTGACATAAATTCGGTTACAGATAGTCCGATGACACTCTCTTCTTACGGTAATACAAATAAAGCTGAAGCATTTGCTGAGGCAGTAGTTGCGATACTTCACCCAAATGATAAGTTGAAGACATATGCGCTAAATAAAAAACTGCGTGAAGATGTTTATTCAATACTGTTTGTTGACGGCAATACAGAACCGTGGGGAAATCTGGCAGAAAAATCTCAGGAACGAAATTCAAGCAGTGCGCCACGCCTTTCATCTGGAGCTACTGTGGAGAAAAAAAGAGTTAAGTACTCTCCAGAGCAGATACGGCAAATAGCATCACAGGTTGAGGTCAAATATGCCGAAACCCCAGAGAAACGCCTACTGGCAAGAAAGACTCTGCAAAAAGGATTCCAAGGCGGTTTTACTGTCGAGCTAGACACAATGGACGACATAAAAAATGGTATAGCAGTAGCAAGAAATAGAAAAGGAATGATTTTTCCAGCTTCTGCAGACTTCACTCCGGATGGAGAGCCAACAGAAGAACTTATTGACACATTCGTTGCATGGCTGGACTTTCACGGACCTGAAGTATTCAACAACCCATCGGATGGAGCAGAAAGAGTCGCTATCGGCGGATGGGTGGATGACGGAACTCTTTATCTTGACGTAACCGATATCTACCCAACAGCGCAATTCCTTCCGCGAGCCAGGGATTTGGGTGGGCAGGAAAACCAAAAAGCTGTAACCAACCTGAACGTTCTGTGGGAGTTGCTCGAGTCTGGGGCAGATGACCTGAGTCCTGCCTTTATTGATACCGGCGGCGATGGCGGCCAAACAATTACTAGGGAAACAATTGAACGGTTCAGAAAGGCCCTACTTGCTTTTGAGTCAGGCGATGAAGGACAGCCACGATTGCCCATAAAAAACACTAAGAAAAAATCTTCATAAAAAGTGCAATAATATAGGTATC